ATATCTTGCGATATATGTGTATGGGAACATTTGGGATGCTACGACCACACACAATTCAATTGTAAAATAGCTTTTATTCTAAGTCAACCGTTTTTAGAATAAAGTTTGCTGATTATCTTCTTCTGGCTCTGCAGAATATGCAGGGGCTGGGCCCAATAGATACCCTTGCTCATGATATTCAACCATCTTAGATACATCTTCTGGTCCAACTATCTTATTGGCAATTAATGTAAGCATATCGTATATTCTATGTAGCATGATGTAATTAACCATCGGTAGGTTATCTTCTAATGCTTTTGGTTCTTCATTTGTCATCTGGTCTACCTAAATCTTCCCAAAACTTTTCCCGCCCCATATTATCAATTGGAATCATAGGGGTGCTGTTGCATTGACAATCTTTATCACAGGTCATTTTTCTGCCTTCTTTACTGCTTTAATTATTTCATCATAAAAGCCAAAGCCTATAAATTTTTTATACTGGCAAGACAGGCAATATAGATAAACTTCATCTTCATCTGTCTGATTAGGAAGAAGAAAGCCTTGATCTAGTGGACATGCCAATCTAGGTACAAGGCCTTCTTCAGAAAGTGCTATGTATTTAGATACATACTGTATCCTACGCATTTTCTCCTACTTCTGAGTAGTTGGGAATTTCATATAAAATTCCTTTGCTCTTGGGGTTAACCCCTTCCAAGCTGACCAATCTAAACCGCCCTTGGTCATATAATACGTTATCTCTGCATTTATTACTGGATCAAACAATAGTACGTTTGATCTCAGGTCAAATTTTTCTTTACGAGCAACACCAAGGTTTCCCAACATGTTGATCTGAAAAATTCCATAGGAACTGTCTCCAGTATTCCTGTTGCCATTATATGCTAATGGGCGTCCGCTGGACTCCCGCTTTGCAATGGCCCAAGCCGTTCTAAGGGCTTTACCTTCAAAACCTACTGCTGCCAGTAGTTCTTTCAACTCACCGTCTGAAAGCTTCTGTGAAGGCTTGTAAACAGTATTGCTGTACTTTTCTAAGGTTTCTTTCTTAAGTTGTACTTCTGTCTTTGGTTGTACTTTCAAAGCTTGAGCGGGGATCACGGTATTGTTTGTAAATAGAAACAATGTTATCATTACTATTACAGTCGTACTGTGAGCAAAATCGCTTAGCTTTTGCTTTATATTCTCCATTGGCATTTCCTCCTTTAGAGATAACGAACTATAATCTTAACATTGTCAGTAAGTTACTGTCAAGTCAGTCATCATGGACTCATTAAGAAGATTAGGCCACAATGTTGAAATAAATAATCCAAACGCTCCCGTTCAATTAAATTTTTCTCAGCCTGTTTATTTTAAGTTAAACAAAGATCAGTATCAAATTAGTTATACTCCGTGGGAATCTACAAAGGTCCCAGATGAATGGAAGCCTAATATGTTTAGCTGTGATGAGGTATGGACAACTTCTAATTGGTGTAAGAAGGTTTTTGAAGACAATGGTATTCCAGATGTAAAAGTTTATCCACATGGTATAGATCCAGCTTGGTCCCCATTAAAAAGAAAAGATGATGGCGTAATAAGATTCCTACATGTTGGAGAGCCAGCACCAAGAAAAGCGGGACAGATGGTGGTTGATGTATTCTCTTCTCTTTATGGTAATAATCATAAATACTCTTTAACCATGAAAGCATATAATCATAATAGCACTAGAGTATATAATAACTATATAGATAGAAATATAGTTGGTCTACCAGATGAGATATATAATAATATTAAAATTATAAATGATAAGATGAGTGATGAAGAGCTTGTTAATTTATATAAGCAGCATGATGTCTTAATCTATCCAACATACGGAGAAGGATTTGGTTTTATCCCGCTACAGGCACTTGCAACAGGAATGCCCGTCATATCAACATATGATTGGTGTCACTATGAAAACTATCTTGGTCCACTAAAACTAAAATCTCAAGTTATTGATTCACCATGGTCATACCATGAAGGAAAAGTATTTGAACCAGACAGAAAACACTTGGCAGAATTAATGCGAGATGTGTCAATTAACTTTAAGGCATATTCTGGATATTATTATGCTCAGTCGACTAGGATTCATGAAGAATATGATTGGGATCAGTTGACCAATAAAGCCTTTGAACATATTTTTAAAAAGTTCTCTTAAGCACTTCCCCATTAAAATAAAGTTTGATACACTTAGACTTCATTAAAATTTATCAATCCGTTAGGCGGAAGAAAAGGTGTCACTAAAAAATGTCAAGAACTATCGAAAACCCATATGAAAACTTTATTGCTCTATCTCGTTATGCAAGATGGATGCCAGAACAAAATCGTCGTGAAACATGGGGAGAAACAGTAGATCGTTACTTTGACTACATGCTAAGCCACCTAGATAAAAATTATAATTATAAGCCAGATGCAAAGGTTGTTGAGGAATTGCGTCATGCGGTTTTTAATCGTGATGTAATGCCATCAATGAGATCAGTAATGACTGCAGGTGCTGCATTAGATAGAGATCATGTTGCAGGTTACAATTGCTCATTTGTCCCAGTTGATAATCCAAGATCATTTGATGAAACAATGTATATCTTGATGTGTGGAACAGGTGTTGGATTCTCTGTTGAGTATAAGTATGTTAATAAGCTTCCTGCCGTCCCAGATTCACTAGAGAAGTCAAATACTGTTGTTATTGTTGAAGATTCAAAGCAGGGTTGGGCAAAAGCATATCGTGAACTACTTGCATTACTTTGGTCAGGACAGATTCCAGCAATTGATGTTAGCAAGTTGCGACCAGCAGGTGCAAGACTAAAGACTATGGGCGGAAGATCATCAGGCCCACAACCACTTGTAAACTTATTTGATTTTACAATTGCAAAGTTTAAGTCAGCAACAGGTCGTCAACTAAAGCCAATTGAGGCGCATGACATTATGTGTAAGATTGGCGAGATTGTTGTAGTTGGTGGAGTTCGCAGATCTGCAATGATTTCTCTTTCAAATATTAATGACATTGAGATGGCACAGGCAAAGTCAGGTAACTGGTGGGAAAATAATTCACAACGTGCATTATCAAATAACTCTGTAGCTTATTCTCGCAAGCCAGAGATGGAGCAGTTTATTGCAGAATGGAAGTCTTTATATGATTCAAAATCAGGAGAGCGTGGAATCTATAATGTTGCAGCAGCACAAGCACAAGCAGCAAAATATGGACGCAGAGACCCAGAGGTTCATTATGGAACAAACCCATGTTCAGAAATTATTCTACGTCCTTACCAGTTTTGTAATCTTTCAGAAGTCGTATTACGTGAAAAGGATACAGTTGAAGATGTTAAGAATAAGGTACGCCTTGCAACAATTCTTGGGACATGGCAATCAACACTAACTGACTTTAAGTACCTTCGTAAAATCTGGAAGGATAACACAGAAGAGGAACGCCTACTAGGAGTATCTTTAACTGGACAATTTGGACACAAGTTCTTTTCTGGTAAAGAAGATATTAATAAGCTAGAAAAGGTTTTAGTAAACCTTCGTGAATCAGCAAGAGATGTAAATAAGTCTGAGGCAGGAAAAATTGGCATTCAGGAGTCTGCAGCAATTACTTGTGTAAAGCCTTCAGGTACAGTTTCACAGCTTGTTGGCGTATCTTCAGGAATGCACCCATGGCATTCAGAATATTATATTCGTACAGTCCGTGGAGACAAGAAAGATCCAATTTCTACATTTTTGAAGGAAGTTGGAATTCCAGTAGAAGATGATGTAATGAAGCCAAATGATACTTACGTATTTTCATTTCCAGTAAAAGCACCAAAGGGTGCAATAACAAGAAATGATCTTACCGCCCTTGACCATCTAAATACTTGGCTGGTTTATCAGCGTGCATGGTGTGAGCACAAGCCATCAATTACTGTATCTGTAAAAGAAGATGAGTGGATGGAAGTTGGAGCGTGGGTCTACAAGCACTTTGATGAGGTTTCAGGAATTTCATTCTTGCCTCACTCAGATCACACATATAAACAAGCCCCATATCAAGAAGTTGGCAAAGAAGAATATGAAGATTTGCTTTCAAGAATGCCAAAGAGTATCCGTTGGGAAGACTTATCTTTCTATGAGACAGAGGACGGAACAAGCGGAACACAGACCCTTGCATGTACATCTGATGGAAATTGCGAGATTGTAGATATTTCGGCTTAATGGTAGAATAATAGTATTGGGGGACATACCCTCAAAATTCTGGGCACAACGCCCAAAATTGGAGATGATCAA